AAATTAATCTTACCATAACGATAAACAAGACCCTTATATTTACCTTCAGTGATTCTAATTGGTATATTTTCATCTAAACCAATTGACATATTATCATCATATTCATATGGCTTGCTCATTTTGATGCTCCTTGCTCTGTCGCTTCTGGTTCTTCTATTTTACCATATTTAAACTCTGTTGCAACTGCTTCTTCCAGACGTTTCATCACTTCGTCGGTGAAATATTTTTCTGGATTACTGTTAATTGACTTTTCAAATGCTGTCTTTCCATCTGGAAGTTCAATGCGTGTTGACACTTTCTTGAATATTCCATATTTAACTGCAATAGGAACAAGACCATAATAAGGATTCAATCCAGTATCATAATTCAACTGCACTTCTACTTCCTTGTTCTCCTTGGTCAATCGTCCTTTGTAAAGTTTACATTTAATAATACCACCAATAACATCCGTGCCTTCTTTGTCCTTCTTCTTAGACAGGTAAACAATTGTAGACGCAGCGTACTTCAAACCAGAACCACCGCCCATTTCTTTCATCGGAACATACGCACCAATAATGTTGTAAGTATGATTAGTCATTATTAAAGGAATTCCAGCCTTACCTAATTTAAGAGTAAGAACACGGAATGTTGCTTTGATAACTTGAGCGCGTGTCATATCGCGGGTAGTTTTACCTTCAGCAGTGTCTGCCATTTCTTTTTCAGTTGACAACATTCCCAACGAGTCAAGTACAACTATTACTGGCTTCTTGTCCTTAGACTCAATGTATTTGTCAACAATAGAAATCGCTTGATGTCGGAAGTTCTCTACCGTGGCAACAGGGAATATGGCAAAACGTGATGCATCCATTCCCCGCTCAGTAATCATATCACTTGTCACTGCTTGCTCTGTGTCGAAATACAAAACCACACCATCAGGGTTGTCATCAAGAAACTTCTTTGCCATCCCAAGTGCGAAATACGTTTTGCCTGTTGCCGATTCACCCGCGAGCGCGATGATTTTATTGTTGGGAATCCCGCCGTATAGGGAACCGGACAACAGGGCATTGAACGCATAAGATCCAGTGTCAACGAAACCCGTAATGTCTGAGCCATCAACTCCATCAGACACCACAGAAGCATATTCATTGCCTGAACTCTTAATAATATTTTGTAAAAAGTCAGTCATTCTTCTTGTTCTTCTTTTTTCGTAACTTAGTTCTCTTGCGTGGCTTTGGTTCAATTGGGGGTTCAAATTCCCAAGGGAACCACATCTGCTCGCCTTCATTCATAAAAGAAAAGGTCAGTTGTTCAATAAAATTTTCAATGTGTGAATCTTCAATCATAATTGTTTCTCCATTTGTTGTATTATTATACCAAGAGTTCCACAAGAATCAAGATGTTCGTTATATTTTTCTAGTGAACATTTTTTATCTTCTTGCATTTTCTTTGTTACGCTATACCATTCATTATGCACTTCCTTTAGGATGTTCACAACTACTTTTGCATCATTTTTTTTTATTTCTATATTCATGCAAAAAACCCTTCCAATGTATTCACATGTTCCCACTTCCAACCAATCTTCTCAAGAATGTGCTTGATTGGTTTAAGAAATGATTTTTCAAACTGAGTGTCATAATCAATAAAATCTTCCAATTCAAATTCCTTTGGGAGACTATTCGGGAATGCAATCACTTGGTCTACCCCCGCAACCCCACCCAGCGGATTTGGTTTTACCAAATGTAAAAACTTAATTTTATCTCCGTCTATAATTTCTCTATATTTTTTCAATCCCAACCTTTTCAAATAATGATTATATAGTAAACTTCCCTTCACTGCAATGGGCGTCGATTTTCGGTATATGCTTCCCATGTCAGAATATTTGTTAATACAATTCACGCCCCTTGGGAATGCAATTTCCTCCGGTGTAAAATTCTTAAACTTCTCTTTAAAATCTGAGATAAATTCAATCACACTATCTTCATCTGTCGTTAAGATGAGGTTGATTGCTTCTTTTAACGAATCACGAACCACCTGTGGAGTAGAACTCCGGGTAGTTTCAATGCCCATGATCTTTTGTTTTGGGGGATCATATCGGACACCTTCCGAGTCATGCACACGCATCATATATCGCTTCTTGGCAGTCCATACTCCCTTGTCGGCAATACACTCTCTATCCATCACCATCTTGTTCTCATACGCATTCATCAATCCTGCAAGTTCGTCGTATTGTTCTTTGATGAATGGGAGGATGATTTCGTTGGATGCTTTGTCGAGAAACTCGACCACCTCCTGCTCGGATTTATTGTCACAAACCTTATCCACAAGATTCCCAAGGCGAAGATAAACACTATCTGTATCACTTGCAACAACATAATCATAATCCTCCGTTCCAATTGTTTTGTTCAAAAACTCATTAAGTTTATTTGCGATCCATCGGATGCTCAGTTGTCCCGATGTTGTAATTGCCTCTGCTAATGCAACGTCATAATATCTGAACCATTCGTTTCCAATTGCACCATACGCAGAATTAAGTTGAATCTTCCTCACCAATTGGAAGTTATTATACTTTACAATTTCCTTATCAAGTTTTGCACAAGCAGCACCTTTACCCATTGCAACGGTATTAGACTTTGCAATTTTTTGTCTCTTCTTCTGACATTCAATCATTTTCTTTTTATATATATTACGCTCTTTGTATAATTTTTCCATAAGTGCTGGAAGAAATCCCTGATGTTCTTTTGTATAACATGTCCCATTTGCTGCAATGGAAATGTTATTCTTTTTGTGACGTTCAAGTGCTTCTAACGCAAGTGGTCTTGAATTTAGAATCCCAGTCGCTGTAATTATATGATCCTGTGGTTGATCAATTTTTGTTTCGGGACTAATGTTGTATTGCATAATCAAATGTGGGTATAGGCTGTTCAAATCAAACGACACAACCCAATCGTGCATTCCGACAATTGGTTCCTTCACATATGCACCTATGTATTGAGTGTCTTTCTTACCGACTCGTTTTGGTGGAATAACAATATTGTGTTCCATGAGATAGTGATAAATAATACAATCCCATGTGCGAACCTGTCCAAATACATCTGCAAAATTTACCTTTGCAGAATATGCAAGAGATACTGCAAGTTCTAACAACTTCATCTTGTCTTCTAATTTAATTACAAGTTCAACATCTTTGACATTATATTCTATAAACTTTTCAAAGTCTTTCTTATAAAATGTTACCATGCTATCATACTCATCATACGACAACTTCTTTTCGCCCAATTCTATGAATGCAATATGATCCAGCCGATATGATTCTTGATTAACATAAGTGAATGTCTGGTAGAGTTCATAATAATCAAGTGTTGCGACTCCTACCAACTCATATGTTTGGTTTTCGCGGTTCATCTTTTTAATGTTTCGTTCCTTGATAAACTTCCAAGGCGACATTCTCTTTTCCTCACCCTTGCCCAACACCTGACGAATACGATTGACAAGATAGGGGATATCAAAGAATCTCACATTCCATCCTGTAATAATATCAGGTGATTCCAATTCCCATGTTGACAAGAACGACTCAAGAAGTTCTGCTTCATCCTCAAATTTGAATTGACGCATTTTTCCGTCATGCGGAGATAATGCCAAATTGAATTCTCCCAAACCATAAACATATTTCCACCCATTAAAATCAATCGTGATTGCATTGATTTTTTCGTTTGCATCTTGTGGACGGGGGAAACCATATTCGGATTCGCATTCAATGTCCAAGGTTGCAACTTTGATTTTAGAAAAATCGTAATCTACTTCACCCCTGTAATTTTCTCCGATAAATTGATATATAAAATCATTATTTCCATAAACATCAAACCCTTGCACGTTCTTATACTTTGCAATAAACTCTCTAGTATCTAAGATGTCTCCTGGTTTGATTGATTCTACAAAAATACCATCCAGTGTTCTAAACTTTGTCTTTTTCTGTGCAGGAACAAACATAGTTGGCTGAAACTTTTCCTTTACACTGAAAGGGGTTCCATCTACATTAATACCCTTGTAAAGTATATAATTGCCACTCATTGATACATTGGTATAAAATTCACGCGAAGAAGTTTTCAAGTGCTGCCTCCTTGTGAAGCCTGTCTTCTGATAGTTTAACATAATCTGGGTTCAATTCAATACCAATATAGTTTCTATTATTTTGACATGCAACAACGCCCGTGGTTGCCGCACCGCTAAAGGGGTCAAGTACCATCCCGTCAACCGGACACCCAGCAAGAACACATGGCTCAATCAAATCTGGTGGATAAGTTGCAAAGTGTGCGCCGGGATATGACTTGACGGGAACACTCCACACATCTCTTTTGTTTGCTTTAGTATATTCCCTATCAAAACCAGAATGTGCTTGAAGTCCTGAACCATCTTCCCAGTCTTGAGTTGTTCTCTTATGAGGAGTTTTTCTGGTTCCCGATGACTTACTTTCAGTCTTGATAGACTCTGCATCGTAATAGTATTTTTCATTTTTACTAAGTAAGAAAATATGTTCGTGCGCCCGTGTTGGTCTATCCTTCACACTCTCTGGCATTGGGTTTGGCTTATGCCAAATAATTTCACTACGAAGATACCAACCATCTGCTTGCAAGGCAAATGCTACTCTCCACGGAACACCAATCAAATCTTTCTGTTTGATAACTGGGTGTGAATTGAGTTTTGGCGTTTCCAAATCACCATACTTAATATCATCGTTCTTGGTTGCAGCAACTCCAGCGGGGGGAACAACCTTTCCTCTATTGCCACGGGAGTATGTGTCACCAATGTTTAACCAAAGAGTTCCATCATCACGAAGGACTCTCTTCACACCACGAAAAACTTCAACCAAATTCTCTACGAATTCTTCCGGTGTTTCTTCTTGACCAATTTGTTCGTCGTTCTGATAATTTCTCAGAGCAAAGTAAGGAGGAGAAGTCACACAGCAATGGATAGAGTTTTCAGGGAGTTCATTTAGTTTTTCCAGACAATTTCCTACTCGTATTTCCCAAGTCATTATTGTTCTTGTCCTTTAAGTACCCACTAAACAAAACCATATAATTTATAATATCAACAACCGCATCATGATAACTTTCATTCTCTACCTTCAAAGTTCCAGCAGATGTGAACGTTGAAAGTCGTGATAATTTATCGCAAACTCGCACAAGGAATCCCTGCTCCGTGCTGCAAATTCCCATTTCTTCTGAACGAGTAAAATTTGCAAACGGAGTGTCGCCCTCTTTACCGGCATAATCGTGATTTTTCTTTTCCATTAAACTCAACGCTTCACCACAAAGAGCCTTATGGTGTTCAAACAATTCTTTACGATTCATGGTATTTTCCTTGCTTCATAATCATGTTTTCTACCTTTCCAAGCATAGTTCAAATCATCTGCTCCTTTTACTGCGTCACGACGCAACTTAAACCTTGATTTTCTGCTAGGACCATCTAACAACCATGTTTGAGTAGACTTTACCCAAACACCCCAAGGTTTAGATTCTCTTTTTGCCATTACAATTTCCCAGTACTACCAAATCCGCCAACTCTATTGGTAGATTGTTCTGGTTGTATTATAGTCTCTTTCAAAGAATAGTCAAGTGTTTTTACCAATTCTCCCTGCGCAATTCTCTCGCCATGTTTGATGTGAACCATGTCGGCACTGGCGTTATAGAGCATCACAAACGTCTGGTGATAATAATCAGAATCAACAATTCCTTCGCTGTTTGGCATAATCAATCCCTGCTTGAGAGATACACCCGACCGTGAATGGAGGCGAACAGAGTATCCTTCTGGGATGTCAAAGATAAGTCCCGTTGGAACAAGGACTCTTTCTGCTGGATGAAGTTCAACGCCAGTATAGAATGTGCTTTTTTCGCCTGCCCACATCTTGACTTCTCGTTCTTCCTTCTTGTTGTCCATTGTGTAGACTACTACCTTTGGATTCGGTCGTGACGAAACGATCTCCTCTCCAAAATGTGCATGAATGTCAAAACAGGCTGCGCCATGAGTAGCAAATTCTGGCGTAATGACATCTTTATACAATTTGTAGTATTTTAGCATAATATAAATCCTTTAAATTGACCCACAGAAATTCTTTCAACCAAGTTGCTCCCACACGCCAATCCAATTGCAATGTGGTGTATATTTTCCAATAATAAATTCATCATACTCTTCTTTTGTCATACTGGGATGTTTTGTAGTCCAAGTATCAAACCACCCACAATCAAAAGTCTGTGTTGGGTTCCACGTTTCAATATCATCATGAACTAAGATGATTGTATCATCTTTTGGACAACTATTCCAGACCAAATCTATAACTTCTTGA